GTCGATCTGCTGGCACACAGAAGACTATTCTTGAAAGCATCACTGCCACTGTTGAAGGTGGTATTAGTGAGAGTATGGCTAAGAAGGGTGGTCAAGTTACTGGCGACTTCATCAGCCGCTTTGATAACGTGATGAATCCTTTGTACGATGCCATTAACTTCTTGCGTGATGACATGCGTATTGTTGACGCAAAGGCTGCTACAACATTGTCTGGTAAAGTATCACCATTCACTGAAGCTGCTGTTGCTACAGTGGCAGCACCTATACCAGTTGCTCGTGACATCTTGCAGAGCCGTCCTAGTTTGTTCCAAGAAACTGAGCAGCAAGTACCGATAGTTGCTCGACAGTTTACGGGTCAGCGTCCAACAACACCGACTACTCCTATCGAGAAGGAACTTGTTCGCTTAGACATACAACCATACAGCGTATTGAAAACAACTGGTGACAGAGACTACGATAACATTCGTATCAGTCTTGCTCGTCCAGAGTTTCTACCTGCTGTCAATGAACTCATTACTAGCCCAGCATATAAACAGTTGTCTACTAATGAGCAAAAGGTTGCCATCAATACAAGGATGAATTCTGCCCTGAGTGCTTCTAAAGAAGCTGCCAGAGATGTGTTCATTGAAAGGTTTGGCAACAAGGCTGTTGATGCGCTATATCAGAAGGCACCAAACAAAGAAGCACAGGAAGATGCTTTTGTTAAAGAGTTTAAGCGTAAGCCTAAGACACCAATCGAGAAGATGATGCTTATTGAAGGTGAGTTTAATAGAGCTAGTGATATAGGAAAAGCAAGAGGCGGTCTAGTTGCTAGACGCTAAATGAGAAAAGCCAGCAGTGATGCTGGCTTTCTTTTTGCTACTAGTGAACAGTTTTACTATTGGTTAGATAATGGATGTTTTCAAAGTAGGCGAAGTCAAAACCTCGCTGCCACTCCTTGCCAGCAACACTGTCAGGGTTGTAGCTGTTGACCATCCAGCCTTTATAGAAAGCTCGATAGCCCTGCTCCACTTGGATACGCAGTGGTGGGTGACGCTCTGTTTTAACCTGCATTGTTAGTCTCCATAAGTTTCTCAGCCAACAGATATCCCTCAAGGGGCCACAGTTGATTCAGTGCGTCTTCATACGCATACTTCTCACCAAGAGCTTGATTGAACTTAGTCTTATCAACACAAGCGCTCTTGCCAATAATAACATATCCATTCTTCATATACAACAGACACAAAGTTAGGGTGGAGTCTGGTACTGTTGTGTACACAATCTCTTTAATCTTGGCTGACATACCAGTGATATCCACTGTTGTTTTCTTTTCTGGTTGGTTGTTTGGATGATTCATACATGTTCCTTTAGTTGAGAGATTTTTAGATTGTAACAATCTGATTTTACCGTATATCCATTGCTGGCATCAATGGTTCCTTTCATCATAAAGATGGCATCTTTCATGTACTGTTCCTTATCGTATACACCTAGATACCAGCCTACAGTGAAGTCATTTTTGACACGAACAAAAGCGTACATGTCACACTCTTGCTTTGTATTAAGTGCAGCGATAGAACACTCATAGGTTTCAAGAGGCTTGACACTAGTCTGTTTAGTCTTCACATCAACAGTCTTACCAGATGGTAGCACAAGATCGTAGTCATAGGTGTTGTTAAGCTCACCACCCATTACTTGATGTGCTATAGCTTCACCAATGAAGCCAGCAATATTGCCAGCCCCATTGATAATGCTATTACGCAACCTGCCCATCTCTGCTGCTTTGTCTCTAGCTTCGATAAGCATGTCAGCGCCAATAGCAACTTCAATCATGCAACTTCCTTAGTCATGTCACACACGTAGTCCATGTCACCAATGTATATCTTTACAAATGGTAGCAGCAGTACGACTCCACTGAAACTAAACAATCCATATTCAACTTCATCTGTCTGAGCAATGTGGCAGATATCTTCATTGAACTCAATGTCAATACCAATTCCCTGTCGAAGACTTGCGATAATCATTGCGAATCCCTTTTTTGTTTTGCTTTTAAATAAGCTGTTTTTGCTTCGTTAGCTGTATTGAAGTAACCAAGGTTAATAGCCTTGTAGTTTTCTTTTATTTGGGCAATATACTTTTTTCTTTTAGCGCAATAAGTATACCCTTTCGCATTAATCCTGTTCCAGCTATTGCGGAGGGGTGACGCAATCCTTAAGTTTTCTATTCGATTATCTGTTCTATCACCATTGATATGATCAAGAGAACCGTTTGGTTCTTCACCATTGAAGTAGATCCATACCAGTCGATGTACTAGTTTATGACTAGTTCTGTAGTAACCATCTTTTGTAATGACACCTACAGGTTTACCAATAACACATCTGTTAGATGGTGCTTTTTTCCAGATAAGAGTTTTGTGCTCATCTGAAAAACTACAATATTCATCTAAGTAAATCTTATCGAATGTCATTAGCGTCCATCCTCGTAAAAAGTCTTGGCAATAATATAGTTCTTTACAAGTGAGCTACGCACAATATCATCAATGTGAAACTCAAAGCGTGAGAACTCTTTCATAGATGCTACAACGTCAAAGAACTTCAGCAGTCCTGACTTGTCATCCTTCTTTTTCAAGTCGGTTTGACGGAAGTCACCACACATGAGAATCTTAGACTTGTCACCGACACGGGTGATAACTGTATCCAGTTCCTCATATGTCAGGTTCTGTACTTCATCAACAACAATAATGCTGTTTGAAAATGTCGTGCCTCTGATAAATGAAGTTGATACAAACTCAACATAGCCTTGTTCAACAAGCCTATCCCACGCATCTTTTCTACCAAATAGTTCAGAAAAGATTTGTCGATAAGGTTGGATGTAAACTTCCATCTTTTCATCCGCACTACCGGGAAGAAAGCCAATGTCCCTTCCTTGAACAGCGCTGCGTATGATAGTTACCTTCTTATAAACACTGCTCTTATCCATCACCTCTTCAAGCGCTTTGTACAAAGCAATGTAACTCTTTCCTGTACCAGCTACACCATGCAAGCACATGAAGTAGTCACCTGCTTTGTATGCGTCAAAGAACTCTCGCTGCTTTGCTGTCTTTGGCTGGATGGTGGTGAGATCATCAAGCCTAATACGCAAGCTATTAGTTTTCTTATCTGGTTTAAAAGTTTCTGGTGGCTCAGCTTGCACAGGTTGTCTACGTTTAGTTACCAAGATATTTCCTAAGAGTTATGAAGCCCCCATTATAGGGGCTTACTGTGTTACTTACTAGACAATGCTTTCATTTCATCAAGCAAGTTGTTCAATGGTTCAATCTTCATTACCCTACAGCAAGAAATTGCTATTGGGTGAAACATCTTACCGTTATCACTTTCTTCCGTATAGTCTAAATAAGTAAAGAACTCTCTTACACATTCCTTAAGGCGATCATTGTCTGTCATGCTGCCCTGCCCCACACATCATCCCATGTACCAGTGGTAGCACCCTTGCTGTAGTCGGTGACACGCTGTTCAAAGAAGTTGGTATGTGATGTACCAAGCATACCATCAACCCACGGCAAAGGATTCTTCTTGATCTTGTAGATGCCTTTCATACCCATCGAGATGAGACGGCGGTCTGCAATGTAGCGGATGTATTGTTTCACTTCTTCTTTAGTAAGCTTCTCCACTTCAAGCATACCGAAGGCCAAGTCAATGAATGCATCTTCAATAGCCACCATCTCTTGAGCAATTGCTTTAATCTGCTCAGGTGTAGTTTCGTCACGATGGTGTTTAACATACTCACGATATACCTTAATCATGCCTTCAGCATGCTGTGTCTCATCAACAATAGACCATGCAATGATCTGGCCCAACCCCTTCAGCTTGCCATTGCGTGCGAAGTTCAGCAGCATGACGAAGCTGGAGAAGAGTTGCATGCCTTCACCGAATGCACTGATGGTGGCAATCTTTGCTGCCATAGGTGCATTGTCAATACGCTGCACATACTCATGCTTCTCAACCATTTCCTTATGCTCAAGGAATTCGTTGTATGTAGACTCAGGCAACCCCAATGTTTCAATCAGGTGAGCGTATGCTGCCACATGCAAAGCTTCGCGTGAGGCAAAGCCTGACAACATCATCTTCACCTCTGGCTGCTTGAACACAGGGATGTAATGGTCATGGTAGCCACTGCCAATATCCAGATCACCCTGCACAAAGAAGCGCAATATCTTTGTCAGAAACTCCTGCTCATCTTTCTTCAGCTTCTTGTAGTCTTTAACATCCTCAGACATTGGCACTTCAGTGTGCAGCCAATGGCTCTGCTCATGTTGCAGCCAAGCATCGTATGCCCACGGGTATTTAAATGGTTTGAATGTAATTCGTTCTTGTGTAATGTCGTTCATATATTATCCTTCGCAAGCCAAGCAGGTATCACCTTCAGCAATCTGTTTCAAATCAATCTCATCTTCAATGCGCTGTCGTTTAATCTGTGAGCCAACCTTGTCAGCCTTCTTCACCTTCTCTGAACGCAGGTAGTACAAGCTCTTCAGTCCATTCTTCCATGCCATGAAGTGGATACTGTGCAAATACTTGATGCTCACAGTCGCTGGAAAGAACAAATTCACACTCTGGCCCTGATCAATGTACGGCTGGCGGTCAGCAGCATGCTCAATAATCCAGCGCTGGTCAATCTCCATCGCTGTCTGGAACACTTCCTTGATGATGTCAGGGATGTCCAGATGCTGCACAGAGCCGTCATTGCCAATGATTGATGCCCATGTGTCATCGTCATTCAAACCAATCGCCTCAAGCTCTTTGACAAGGAACCTGTTCTTGTACACGAATGCACCACTTAATGTATCCTGACGGTATACATTAGCGCGATAAGGCTCGATTGATGGGGATGTGTTACCCATGATGAGGCTGCTGCTGGCGTTAGGTGCGACAGCCATGTGATGACTGAAGCGCCGATGCTTCTCAGCAAACAAAGAATCAGGGCAAGGACCACGAAGCTCAACCAACACAGCATCTGCTGCAAGACATTGCTTGTTGATGTGCTTGAAGATTTCAATGTTGACACTCTTTGCCATCACACCATCAAAGCTCATGCGTTTCTTTTGCAGGTAGGCGTGAAAGCCTAACGCGCCCAGCCCGACACTACGTTCCATAGTGGCACTGACTTTAGCACGCTCAATACTATTAGGAGCATTGTCGATAAAGTACTGAAGTACATTGTCCAGCATTTCCATAACATCAAGAATAAAATGTTCATTGTGTTTCCAGTCATCATAGTATTCAAGGTTCAGAGAAGACAGGCAACATACTGCTGTGCGCTTCTCACTTGTTGGCAAGAAGATTTCAGTGCAGAGGTTGCTACCATTGATGGTGAGTCCCTTATCCTTGAGC